TTTTCACGTACTGCATATTGACCATCGATTACCTTTTTCTTACCATCTATAATTGTATTTACTATGTAATCTATATTATCTTCATTAATACCATTAATATCCGTTAATTTCTTTTTTAAAAATTGTTTGTATTCATTTGGCGATAAGGATAATTTTTCCTTTTCATATATACTATTTAATTCATATACTGTATCGTCATAATCACTATCAAAATATAACTCTACGCCATTATCTTTTTCCAATTCTTTTACAGAACGATATCTTTTCGCGACAACTATTGTTGGGTCACAAGCATCTTCCTTACCTTTTTTATCCTTATTATATTTCTTTTTAAAATATTCTATTAACATATTATTATTTTCATCATTCATTAAATCTATATCAATTAATGTTGATATAAGTGTATTAGAATAATCTTTATTTAATGAATCCACTATAATTTCATGTTCTGTATAGTTTATTTCATCTAGATTTATATATCTATAATTAAAAAACTGTTTATATTTATTCTTATCTTCCTTATAGCCATATTTTTCATTATTATCATTATGTAGTTTTTTTCTATATTCATAAAAAGTATCATGCATATTTTTCAAACGCTTAACATATAATTTTCTATTTTTATCTATTAACTTCATTATCATTTCATATTGTTTAAAAGTTAAAGTTTCATGATAAATTAAAAAAGGTTCTAAGAATTTAATTATTTCATTAAAAGATAATGCTCTTTCTAAGTCTTCCTCAAATTTTGTAATTAAAACAGATGTTTTAGGTATAATTTTGTTTAAGAATTGTTCATATAAATCATTTTTTAATGTATGATTCGTTAAAATTGTTTCATCTAACGTAATATAATTAATATCATCAAAATCATAATCTATTTCTTGTGATAAACTTTTAATATTATGTTCTTTTATTGATGTATGTTTATTAAAAATCTTTACATAATTGTTAAAAAACACTTCGTGTCTTTTAATTTTCTCAAGAATATTAATTAATTTCATGTTTGTTGATTTTTGTATTACCTGTTTTGGTAAAATAATAAATGAATTTATACATATCTCTTCACCGTCTGTTAATTTTTGTTTTAACATTCGCTGTTCATCTTTAAATGTACCTTCTTCGAGTTTATTTTTATTTAATTGTTTATTAAACCTCATCATAGTAAATTTATTATCATCTAATTTTGTATTATTAATAGTTGATGATGTTAAATCAGTATAGTTATTTATAAGACATTCTATATTTGTATTGACCTCTTTACAAAATACATCATCCACATCATTTAATTTATATGTAGGTATTAAACTATTAATATTACGCACAAAAGTATTATAACTAGTTTCGTTGAGAGTAGAATCATTATTATGAAAGATATCAAAAAATTCGTTGTAAAGTGTTAAATCCTCCCCTATTTTTTTATTAATTACATCAAACCTACCTTCAATACCACTTTCTATATCATATACATTACGCCCCATTTTAATAACAGGTATCATATAATTAAAATTATCACTTAAATTACATAAAGAGTTTACTAGTGGTTTATACTTTGGTTCTATTTTACGTATAGAACTTACGTTTCCATTAATGTCATAATTTGAATATTCCTTTCTTAAAACTTTAAAATAGTTTACTAATTTATGAATCGCATTAATATTTTTTTCATTTTTTTCCTTATCGCTTAATTTTGATATCATATCATCTATTATATCCTGTTCTTGAATATCTAAACCAAATCTCTTTTCCTTTGTAGAAACTTTTTTATATTGTACTAAGTCTTCTAATTCTTCACCTAATACGAAATCATTCAAATTTGTTAAAGCATCCCCTAGTAATATATTTTCATCTTCGTTTATAAATTCGTCTATATCTTCACCTTCATCTAGTTCCTGTTGTGGTAAATTAATTTCACTTATTTTTTTCGGAGATTCTCTGATTTCAATAAACGGTTTTTTTATTTCAAGATCTCTAGGAATACCAGAATATGCAAAATCAATATATATTATTTGATCTGTTTGAGGATACCTAGTTACCTCCATCATATCATTTTCTATATTTGTTATTTTTCCTGTAAATGTTTCTGGTAAATCTCCTCCAAAATTCAAATCAATCCATGTATTAATAACTAAATTATTTTGTTTTATAAATCCTTCCTTTTCACTTCTACTTAATAATATAATTTTTTCGATAGATTTATCTGTAATTATATTATCTAATATTTTTAATGTATACTCAATATCAGACGATAATAAATTTATTACATTTTTATCAATATAATCTATTATAAAGTCTTTACCGTTTAAATCTGTATTTCCTGGTGCTTCTATTTTAATAATATCACCTAGTTTTAATTTTGTATTGGTAGACATTAGTATAATATAATATATTATTTAAATTTAAATAATTATTCAAAAAAAATTGATTTAAAAATGTATTAATATATATTTATATCATATTATGACTGAATTCATGGCACGACCAAGTATAGCTACCTATTACGTTCCTGATTACGACAATCTTGTCGGTCAGGAAGAATTTAAAATAAAAAACTACAAAAAAAAGAATACCGAAGATGAAGAAAAAATCCACGAATATAATATTATTACATACAAAAAAGAACACCTATGTCAAAATAAAATTGGACCAAATATGAACAATACATCTGAAAAAGAATTCCCTCTTGGAATTGCACGTTCTATTATATTTAATGAAAACAACGAACTTATTTGTTTTACTCCTCCTAAAAGCACAGATTATAATTATTTTACAAATAAACATAACTTCCTTAACCAATCTGTTATTATCGAAGAATTTATTGAAGGTACGATGATTTCACTCTTCTTCAACAAAGCAACCACAAACTGGGAAATCGCAACAAAAAGCTTTGTTGGTGCTAACAATCATTTCTTTAAGAGTGATGGCAATCCTGTGACATTTTCAAAGATGTTTTATGATATCTGCGAAAATTGTAATATTGATTTCAATTACCTAGACAACAGACTATGTTATAATTTTGTATTCCAACACCCTGACAACAGAATTGTTACACAATTTACTGATCAGGCTTTGTATCTTATATCCCTTTATGAGATTGAACAAGACAGTAATGGATGGAATGTCTATGAATATGATAAAATTAATGTTTACAATCACTTGGCTTCTATTAACAATTACTTCTCTATCCCAATTAGAATGCCATATTGTTATATGAAAGCTGTTCCTCAACAAGACACTATACATAGTATTAAGTATACAACACAGGCACCAGGTACTAGTGATTACGAGGAACAAATTAGCCAGAATGGTTATAACGGTCTTACACATTACTTCACTAATCAAGTACCACCTAATGTTATGGGTGTTGTAATCAAAAACCAAATTACAGGTGAAAGAACTAAAATAAGAAACCCTAATTTTGAATATATTAGAAATTTACGTGGTAATCAACCAAAGCTAGAATATCATTACTTGGAACTTAGGAAAAACGGCCGATTACAAGAGTTCTTACAATATTATCCTGAGTATTCAAGCAAGATGTACGGATATCAACAAAAAATTCATACATTTACTACAAATCTCTATAATAATTATGTTTCTTGTTACATTAAAAAGGAATCACCCCTATATACTTTCGCGAATGAATACAAAACACATATGTTTAACATTCATCGTGATATATATATTAAGGATTTGGCTCCTAATAAACAATCAATACAAAGATCACATGTTATTCATTACGTAAACAATCTTCCTGAACGACTACTAATGTACTGTCTAAACCTGAAGTTTAGAAAAGTCGTTGAAGCAGAACAACCGTCTCAACAGCAAGAAACCACAAATTAAAATAAAAAATACATAAAAATTACATAAAAAATAATAACTTACTTTGTTATTATTTTTTATTCATAATAGAAGGTTAAAACCACAATTAAAATTGTTCCTTTATTTCCGAATATATTGTAATTACATCATCAAAACTTTTTTGAAGAATTATTCTCAATTCATCGATTCCTTCTTTCGTGTTCATTACTACCCTTACAAATGAATAATTATCATGAGGATGATTTTTCTTAAAACCAACAAATAATATTTTCTTTTCTTTTTCAAAGAATCTATTGTAAAGAACCGACTCCAGTATTTTACCAATAGTAAAACCTTCATTATCCAAACAAATATCAAAACCATTCTCATTTATTAAATCTGCTTTTAGAATAGATATTTCAGATATATGCTCCTTTAATTTTACGAATTTATTTATTATTACATTACAAGCCGTCTTCATTATATGTTTATTTGTAAATACACCGATTGTTTTTATTTTAAAATCATAACTATTAGCTTCATAAATTCTCTTCGCATCTACTGCTAACCAATTATTTTTATTAAATAGAATTTCTTCTTTTGATAAATTTTCCGAAACATATTGTTCTTCCTTTCTATCCCATGCTTCATTAATTTTTATAATATCTCTAGTGTTACCATAAACACACATAGATGTTACATTAAACATACTATTCTCTTTACAATTTCCTAATGAAAACTTACATGTAAATTTTACTTCTTCACCATCAATTTCATCAGATATTCTTGGTCGTAGTCTGCAAAACTTAATATATTCATTTGTAAAATCATTTCTAGGAAATATTTTTTCTTTTTGTTCATCTGGTATGTATTCACCTGTTAGTATATTTTTAATACGAAAATCTCGTGTTGTTACATATATAATTCCATCTGTATCATTTTTTACATTACATTCGAGTATATATTGCTCATAAGGAAACCCTTCTATGTCAGTAATATAAATTGGAATACAACTTAATCTTTGTTTTAAAATCTCATTATTAAATCTTGTACTATTTATAATAAATTCAGAATCATCCTCCTTATTTTCATATCGTGATGTTCTAAAAACAACAGTATCTATATCAGATATTGCTGTTCTTCGTAAGCCATTTGCTATCGAAACATCTACGTCTTTCAACGTAAAATTTAGAATACCCTTTGATTCAGTTAAATCGAATATTTTTGGTGCCATGATATACTATAATAAATTATTTTAATATTAAAATTAAATCAATTTTATTTATAAATTTCATTTTAACAAACAATATAAATATTAATCAATAATCAAGTATAGATGAATTCGGGTGATAAAATTGTAGACAGCATTATTAACAAATTTTATCAAAGATCACAAGTTGGACAAAAAAAATATGGAACTACACTAGAAAATAATAATCTTGAAATAAATGAATGGATTGTACATGCACAAGAAGAATTAATGGACTGTTTATTGTATCTAGAAAAATTAAAAGAAGAAATAAATAATAAATTTAAATTGGTTTAAAAATTTAACAAGATAAAATATTAACTATGAGCAGTGTATTGTATTATAGTAAATTTTGTCAAAATTGTTCAACATTATTACAATCTTTAGCAAAAAGTGATGTGAAAAATGATATGCATTTTATTTGTATCGATAAAAGAAAAAAAGACGAAAAAGGACAAACGTTTATAATATTAGATAATGGACAACAAGTTATTTTACCGCCATCTGTTACAAAAGTACCGGCACTACTATTATTAAATAAAAATCATCATGTATTATTTGGTTCTCAAATTAATGATTATTTAAGACCTGATATTCGAACAAACACTAAACAGGCAGTTAATGTTGTAACTGAACCTCAAGCTTTTTCATTAGGTGGTAGTTCTATGAGTGGTGTAATGTCCGATATGTATAGTTATCTAGACCAATCTTCTGATGATTTAAACTTAGAAAAAGGTAATGGAGGAACAAGACAAATGCATAATTATGTTGTACATGATTCACGAGATAATATAGAAACACCACCTGATACTTGGTCACCTAATAAACTTGATAGTAGTATGACTATGGAACAAATTATGGAAGCACGCGAGAAAGATTTACCTAATAAACACGGAAATCAATCTATTTAATATATTTAAGTAAATATTTAAAAAGAATATACCAAAATATTATATTATGTCTTCAAACCTCTCTATTATTCTTAAGACATTCAACACACAATTCGAAGGTTTTCTAGACGAAATTACAGAAATTTTCCCTAGTAATGTCTCTTTACTTACTACTAAAAACTCACTTTTAACACTTAAAAAATTCAATCCAAAGCTTCTAATATCTGTTTGGTATAGATATATTTGGCAACCATATAAAAACGATATTTTAGGTGGTGATATTAACTTTTTTATTGATAAGGATTATACATCTGATTTAAAAAATATGGATGAATCTTCAAAAATTATTTCTGAAATTGATAATTTCAGAACACCTATACGTAATATGGATAAACATAACCAAGATTGTTGTATGAAATATATTGTTAATTTATCCAAACTTTCGGAAGCATATCATTCATCTCTATAATTTATTTATTTAAATATAATTAATTTATATTTAAATAAAATATATATAAACTATTATGGAAGATAGCAAGGCACGGGAAGATTTTATAAAAATCATAGACGAATTTTGTTCTGACTTAAAAACCAGTTTTCCAGAAGAAACCGAAGAAGATATTAAACGTTTGTATAGCGAAGAGAACCAGATAAATTATGATTCTATTTTTGAGCATTGTAAAAACATATATCCAGAACGTTTTTTTGATATATTATACCAAAATGAGGATATTTTCAAAAACGACGAACTAGATTTAACATTCTTACCCGGTATTGATTTTAAAATACTTTGGAATTTAGATGATGTTAGTGATACTATTAAAGAAACTATTTGGAAGTATTTACAACTAATTTTATTCGCTACTGTAGGTAACATTAATGATGGAAAATCATTTGGTGATACAGCCAAACTGTTTGAGGCTATTAATGAGAATGATTTTAAAGATAAACTGAAAGAAACTATGGAAAACATCCAGAATACATTTGAAAATAAAGATACCGAAACATCTAACAATATTAATGATGCTATGCCAAATCTTGAAGGTTTTCAAGAACACATATCATCTATGTTAGAAGGTAAAATCGGACAATTAGCAAAGGAAATTGCAGAGGAAACCGCAGAAGAAATGGCAAAAGAACTTGGTGATGTTGAAAGTACAGATGATGTATTAAAAGCCATGATGAAAAATCCTAGTAAAATTATGGGTCTCGTTAAAAAAGCAGGTTCAAAACTTGATGAAAAAATTAAATCAGGTGAAATTAAGAAAAGTGAACTAATGGAAGAAGCTGGAGAATTATTGAAAAAAGTTGAAAATATGCCTGGTATGGGAAATATTAATAAAATTTTAAAACAAATGGGTGTTGATGGTATGCCTGGTATGCCAAATCTTGGTCGTAAAGCGAAGTTTAACACAGGTGCATTTAAGTCCCACATGGAAAGAGAAATGAAAAGAGAAAAAATGTTAGAACGTATTGCCAAAAATGCTGAACAAAAGAAAATACAAAAAGAACAAGATAAAATAAATCAAGAAGAAGCAAAAAAAAAAGACGAAGAATATAACAAATGGCTAGATGAAGGAGGTCTTGAAGAAATATTATTCTCTTTAGGAGAAAAACCAGAAAAGTCATCTAGAAATCAAAATACCAACAAACAAAATAATCCTAAGAAAAAGAAAAAAAAGGGTAAAAAATAAATAAAAAACTACAATAATATATATATGAATAAAGATATGTTTTGGTTAAATAATCCTATGATATTAATTGATAGTAAAAAAATTACTCATATATGGCCTAATAATAAAATGAATGATACTGAAAAATTAAATTCATTAGTTAGATTATTATTCATTCTAACTATTTCATTTTATTTCATCTTTGGCAATATTACATATATTTATTCGGGTATTTTAAGCATAGGTATTATATGTTTTTACTATTTTTTTTTATTAAAAGAAACAAAAGTTGAGGCTCACGAAGGTTTTGAAACTAACAAAAAGAAAAACAAAAAAGTAACGTTTGCAAAAGTAAGTAATAAAAATCCTATGAATAATCTTTTAGTTACTGATTATACTGGAAATACTAATAAAAAACCAGCACCAAATGCTTATGAATCAAATATTGTTGAAGAAATAAATAAACAAACCAAATCATTTATTAAAAATAATAATGATGGTAATACAGAGATTGATAAACGACTATTCAAAGATTTAGGCGATAATTATATGTTTGAAGACTCCATGCAAAGATTTATTTCTAATCCCAATACTGTTAATCCTAATGACCAAGAAGGATTCGCTAAATTCTGTTATGGTGATATGGTTTCTACTAAGGAAGGTAACAAGTTTGCTGCAGGTAGATACGCTCCTCGCTACACTAACTATTAATTATTTAATTAAAAATATAATATTTTTTAATTATATATATGGCATCTGTACAAGATTTTACATTTTTTAACATGTCTAGAATAGGAAATGATACATGTAGCTTAAATGAAACCGATATGCAAAATGTTAAACATGGAAACTATATGTTAACTAATCATTTCGCTAATGACTGTGCTATGAAAAAACCTATTGATTTCGCTTTAACACAACCTAATGTTAATTATACTGGTTCTCATCAAGTCGGTATGGGGGGGTGCAATATTGATACAAATTCTGCTCTTTTAGTAAAAAAAGTTAATACTTCTAATAAATGCAAATTAAATTTACAAGAACGTCCTTACCTAACTGTACCTTATCTTGGTAAAGGAAGTGCTGACCCCACTTTAGAAACACAAATTTTACAAGGTGATTCATTTACTAACAGAAAAAGTGTTAACCCTTCTAGTGAAATTTGTTACACCCAATACTCTAACTATCCATTAATACCATCTATTAAAGACTCTGTCGCTAACCCAAGTAACCTTATCGAAGATGCTGCTGACAGCAACTGGATTAGAGGTGGATTACCATCTAGAGAATTAACTAGAGATAATAATATGTAAACATATCGTAAATAATTATTAATTATTTTATATTAAAAATATTTTTTATATAAAATACATATGTACTCTTCTTCTGAAGTAACGCAACCAAATTATAATAATCATGAAAATCATCATTTGACACAATTTAATTTTGATTTTGATGTAAATTATCATTCTATACATGTAGATAATGATGAATTTCGTGATACCTTATTTAGAGAACAAATTCTAAAATTCTTTAAAATCGAAGAATATAATCAAACTATTATTGATATTAAAATTGAACATCTAAAACCTATTATTGAATCTAATAACGATTTAAAAAATTTATCTATTAAATTCTCCAATATTATGTTTCAAGATAAATTTGATATCGGAATTATTATGTTCTTCGCATATGACTATTTTCACGATACATTTTTATTATTAAAAGAATATTTACATAAAAACACTATTAATAAAAACATTTATAACAGAATATTTAAAAAATTATAAATTATAAAATTATAAAATTATAAAATTATATTCTCTTATACTATATCATGGCTTCTACTAGAAATAAAAACTCTATCAGAGATTATTCATCCGAACAAAGAATTTTTCAAGATATAAACTCTTACCAAACATTTCAGAATAGTGCTTATGGTGAAGCACATACCACTAATTTACCAGGTTTAGGTTTTAATTGTGCTTCTATACCTAGAGAAAAATTATCTGGGAATCCCATCGATATTGAATCCACTTTATTCGGTATCGGTTCTACTAATTTAGTTGAACCACAAGCTCCTGTCCATCCTCAACTTAATTGTATTAAACACAAAGATATCATCGACAAAGTCGAATTTGTTATGCCCGAACCACTTGTTATAGAAAAAAATCAACGACCACGCCCATTAAATTAATTTGTTATAATATATATAATATGTACAACTATTTAGTATCATATATATTTTCATTTACATTTGTAACTGTTACTATTGCCTATATTTTAAAAATACCATATCTTCTTACCAACAATAAACAATTAGTTAATGAATATTATGGTAAAAATTTCTCTAAAAGTGCTCTGTTAGATCTTTTCTTATTTGCTATTTATCTTGGAATTTCTCAATTACTCATTAATTATTTTAATGTTAATACTATTCTATATAAATTAATTACTGTCGCTATTACTACTATTTTTATTAGTGGTTCATTTGCTCTTTATTTCCTCTCTAAACCTGTTGACAAATCATTCTTTTCTAGATGGTTTCATGCTGTGCAATATAAGGCTGTTGTATATGATATCATTTTACTTACATTTAGTTATTTTATTTATAATTATCTACTTACAATATCAATTAATAAAACATTAATTTAAAATTATCTTCTTATGTTAATATATTATAATGTTTACTCGTTTCCATGATGATCCTCTTAGAATTCAAAAACAATTACAACAATCTACTGATATTGGACGATATGTTATGAATGTTCCTGGTAATAATGGAGATAAACCTTTATATTTTGAAGACCCACATATTCGACTAACAAAATGGGGTGGTAATTTAAGAACAAATACCGTTAATTTAGAAAGTGATCTTAAAGGTTTATCTAGATCACTTAATCGTGATTGTAAATCTACTAATAATTATATTGACAAATCAGCTATATCTATGTCTATGCAATACGCAGAAACTCCTTCATTTGTTGATGAGACTAGAGCTAGTCACCCTGCATTTGAATATCGAGAGCTTCCTAATCAACGTTGGGATTTCCCTCTTATGGATCCTCAACTTAATGTATGCAAACAATTTGAAAATAACCTCAGTACTCGAATATTGGAAAAAGACCATTACAAAACAAATTCTGAATATTATCAGAAAAAACAAGTATTTAATTAAAAAATTGATTATAATAACATTACTTTATTTTATTATAATTATTATGATGATTATTAAAACAACTTTATACATTAGCAGACTTAATAGATATATTATGGGTAACCATGCTCCTATAATTTGCCATGCTATCGGGAAGAAACAATTCGAAAAATGTGTATGCGACTGTAAAGATATATGTAAAAAAACACCCGGTACTACTAATAACAGAAATAAATTTAATTATGTTGATAATTTCGATTATGAAATAGAATTGTCAAAATTACTTAAAAAAGCAAGGAATGATCGTTAATAAATAATATAATTATTATGGATTTTTTTTATTATTTTCTTTATTATATGTAGTACTGTATGGATTTGTAGCATTTTTTTGGATATTCCATCTGTCTATTATCGATATTTCACACATAGGTGATCCCATACCATTTTTCGAACATTCACAAAAGTGTTGAATACCATAATTAAATAAATCTTCATTTTTATACTTATTAGGATATTTTTCTGTTATTCTTTCTTTATTATTTTCTGAAAGGGGTATTTTGTATAAAATAATATCATTTAAATAATTTTTTTGGTTATTTGAGTAAAAATCATAGTTTTCTTTACCAAATACCCCTATAAAATCATCATCTGATGGGTTTTTAATCCAAACTGCATTAGGATTAATACGTAAATATTCACTCACAACGGCTTGTTTTGACATCTTTCCACAATCTTCGTAACCACCTAATTTTCTTCTTAATTTCTTTGTTATCTTAGCTTTCTTTGTTATCTTAGCTTTCTTTGTTCGCTTACCCTTCTTTCTTATTTTTTTAGATTTTTTTGTTATTTTTCTTTTTTTACCACCATGACGAGTAGGACGATGATCATTTAATGATAGATTATTCATATTTGAACGATAAGGAATACTTGGAATTTCTTTATATAATTTGTGTGTACTACTATCAATTTCTGAATTCATATTTATTGTTACAAAGCTAGGTGTTTCGTTATTTATTTTAAATTTAAAAATATTACCTTCTTCTTCTACAAATTCTACAGTATACATCCATAAAGTTTGATCGTTTTCATCCTCAGGTTCAGGATTCCAAATATGTAAAATATATGATTCTCCAACCACTACATTATTTATGTCTATTTGTTCTAGTCTCATCGTAATATATATATTATATTATAAAAAAATTGAAATGAAATGCTTAAAAATTACAATTATTATATACAAGATGAGTGATATTTTACGAACCACGAGTGAAATTGATATTGATAAACAACATATAATAACATTATTTAATACGCATGTTAAAGGTATTGAAATATGTTTAGAAGGACAAAATATAAACCATTGTGGAAAAGAGGGACATTGGTTAGAAACAAAAATGGGTATAAAGCATAACGCAAAAAATGAACCTGACATTAATGGTTATGAAATGAAAAAATCTTCAAGTAAAACCACACTTGGCGATTTTAGTGCAAGTGAATATGCGTTTTCAGGAAAAAATAAAAGAAACAGCATTAATACCCTCAACAATTGGACCGATGAAATAAAATTAAGCAGAAGCGAATTTATTAAGACATTTGGAAATGCAAATCCAAGAAAGGAAAACAGATATTCGTGGTCTGGAAGTTGTGTTCCAATATACAATATTTGGAACTCGAGAGGACAGATATTAACGGTAAATGAAAATAATGATATAGTCATTTATTATTCATTTTCAAAGGATACAATAAGTATAAAAACAGATTTTCCATTATTCTTACAAAAAGATAATATTGTAATTGCTTTATGGAAATCATCAAAAATGAAACCACATATTGATAACAAGTTTGATAAAAAGGGGTTCTTTATATGTAAAAAAATAGGCAATACATATGAAAAGATTTGTTTTGGTAAAGCATTTGATTTTGAATATTTTATCAAATGCATAAAAAATAAAAAAATTATATTTGATAGTGGAATGTATGATGGAAATAGTCGTAATTATTCTCAATTTAGAGGATCACATTTTTGGAATGAATTAATTACTGAAGAGTATTAATTACATGCTTACCAAGATAATATGCAAACTTACACGCAACCGCATTACCTATTTGCATTATTTGGTCTTTTTTATTTCCTTCTAAATAATAATCGTCTGGAAAACTTTGTATTCTTTTTAATTCTAATATAGTTAATCTTCTAATTTCTTTTTCATTATATTGAAACAAAGCATCATATCCATCTTTCCAATATCTTGCTGGAATTGTATATGAAGGTTTATTCATGTTTAAGAATTGAGCACCAAATCCTGCACCCCTTTCTTTAGATCTTGCTTTTTTATTAATTATTCCTTGTATCGCTCTTTCACTTAAATAATATGATTTATCAACATCTTTTTTATCTAATAATATAGTTTTAACAGCAATTCTATCATCTTTTGATTTGATTATTAATTCTGGTTCTTTTGGTATTATGTTTAAATCTTTACGAATACCTATGATAATAGTTCTTCTTCTATTTTGAGGAACTTCAAAATCACTAGCATATAATTTATTAATAATACAATTATAATTTTTATTTAGTTGTTCCATTATAATATCAATTACATTTTCACCACTTTCTGTTTTTTTTGACAACATGCCAATTACATTTTCCATAATAAATGCTTTGGGTTTAAAATAATCAAGATATTTTACATATTCCATAAATAAAGCATTTCTTGGGTCATTTTTATCTCTTTTTCCAGCAATACTAAAGCTTTGGCAAGGTGGACCACCAACTAAAATATCTACAATTTTATTTTCTTTATTATATAATTCATTAAATTTTTCAGGAGGTAATTGCGTTAAGTCTTCACAAAATGCTTTATGATTATTGTTTTTATTATAACTTTCAACCGCTTTATCCCAAATATCTATTCCAGCAATTACATTCAATCCTGCATCAGTTAAACCTTTTGACATACCACCGCAACCACAAAACAGATCAATTACATTTAATGTTTTTGTATCAACCTCATTAATTTGCATATTTTGTGGTGGTATTTCCTCGTTTGATAAAATTATTTTAGGTTCTTCAACAACTTTGTTTTTTTCGTTAATTAGTTCTATTAATTGTGATTTATTTTTTGAACTGCACTTTATAATACCCAAATCTTTACACTTTTCCAATAACTCTAATTTACTCATTTTTGATATATCCATTTGTTTTGTGGTGTTAATTATAATATTGTTTTCTGTATTATTTGAAATCAATTTTGTTTTTAATTTAGTGTTTAATTCAATAATTTTTTCTTCAACTGCCTTGTCTATTAATGCTTTTATCTTATCTGTTTGTATTTCACAAGGGTTTTTACGAGTTAAGTGTTTATCATAGTGTGATTTTTGAGAAAAGGATTTACCGCATTTTTCGCAACTATATTTACCCATTTTTGATATATAGATTAATATATTATTTTTATATTATTTAACTAAATTTAACTAAAATAGTTTTTCATAAATAATATCCCGGACATAATGTATATTAATTTTATAATAATTTAAAGGAATATCCAATAATTTATTGGATAGTAACACCGTCCCTAAAATGCTGGTGTAGTATAGCGGTTAGTACACCTCCTTTACACGGAGGAAATCGGGGTTCGATTCCCCGCACTAGTAAAGTGGCTTAGTGGTCTAGTGGTATGATTCCTGCTTTGGGTGCAGGAGGTCCGGGGTTCAATTCCCCGCTGAGCCCAAATTCAATAATAAAACATAAATTTATTATTGAATAATGTATTATTTATTAACCCAAGAACCAGCAAAATGATGCACACAAACCACAGTATCTTTATCTAATTTATCATAATTTTCATTAAATGGTTGATTACATTTAATAGGATAAAATAATTTATCTGACAATCCGTTTGATGATATATATGTAGAATATTTTGGTAATAAAAACTTGCTTAACATACCAGGACCTGTTGAAAATAACACATTTTCATTTTTACAATTTGGTATAAGTGCTTTTACAATTATTTCCTTATATATTATTTGTTGTGGAGCAGAAATCATTATTGCGTTACTAACCCAGTCTTTATAGTTTGTAATAAAATGTGATTCTTTTGTAATATATTTATCAAGTGATTTAAAACATTCAAAATCTAAATCAACATATATTCCTCCATAATATAATAAATAAAAATATCGTACAGCATCTACTCTCATAATATTTTTTTCATAACTATCATATATTTTTAAAAACCAAGGGTAATAGTTTAATATGAAATTTCTATTATCATTATCATCATATAAATTAAATGTATAATCATTATTATATTTTTTCCATGATTCAACACATATTGGTTTAAATATATTATAATCTATTTCTTTTGTCGTCCAAGTTCTATGAAATGTTTTTGGTACTACTTCACTAACATTATATTTTAATAAAACTTGATATTCATGTTTTATAATTTCAAACTCCTTTTTATCTTTTATAAATTCTAATATTTTTCTACCTTTTCCACATGGAAATTTTAATGAATTTATATAATTTGGATTTTGTCCTCTTTCTTTGTCATTTTTTACCCATGGAGGTAAATAATTTATATTTATTGGTGTATCATCTATAAATATCATAGAATTATTTTTTAAATAAAAAATACCTGATTTTAATTCATTTAAAGCATGATTGGCACTTTCTTCATCATTATCAAATTTTGTATCTAAGCTATCTAAATATAATAAGTCTAAAAAATACGTCTTATCCATTAATGTATTAATACCTTCTATACTGTCTTTACTTATAACTGTTGTTTTTTTTGATGTACTTGAATTTACTAATTTTGCTGTATTTTTATTTAGTTCGAACGATATCACAAATCCATCATAGAAGTTTACAAATTTATCAAATAAGTATGTACTACTACCATTACCTTCCATATCATTCGGACCACCTCTAGCAGCACCTGTTTCAATTATACAATAATTTTTTTCCTTTTTATTTTCTAATTGTTTAAAAATTTCTAAAAAAGTATCTCTTCTTATTCCTAATTTATTATAATAATTTGGAATAAATACATCATTTATAAAACTCATTTAAAATATATAATATTTTTTAAATTAACATTTAACATATTTTTATTTTTTACTTTTTCTTCTACGTCTTCCAATCGGCGAAGGTAATTGTGAATAAGTATGTTTAACAGTCTTTCTTTTATATAGTCGTCTTCTTCTAGTTCCTCCTAATGATAAACGATGTAAAGGTGTAGGATGTTTGGGAATAACACCTTTCTTTTTTGTTTTTATTTTTGATTTATCTTTCTTTTTTCCACCTGTTCTCACCTTTAATGAAACTCTTTTTTTCATTATATATATAATAATTATATTAATATATAATTTAATTTAATTTAGTGTTTTCTTGATTTCTTACCCTTCTTGGCCTTCTTTGTTTTCTTGGCCTTCTTTGTTTTCTTGGCCTTCTTGGCCTTCTTTCCACCTCTTTTTGTCTTTCTAGAAGCACTTGATCTTCTGCGACGACGACCACCCTCCATAGAAAGCTCACCGTCTCCATCCTTCTCCTCATCGGGCATCATCATTTCATTTTGAACTGGGTCTTCAAGCTCGTCATCGCCGCCAAACCAAAAACCTCCTTTCAACGAATTTCTACGTTTAAGACTTGTTTTCTTTCTGCTAACGCGTATAGGCATTATATAGAATATATTTAGATTTTTTTTTTAAAAAATTATAATAATGTGCCTAAATTCTAGTAACTTTATTTTTCTTTAATTTAGAATAAATTTGTATTTAAGAATAAAATAATATAATCAGATTATATATTATGGAATTATTAATACCTATTGTTGCAGGTGCAGGTTTAATTAATATGCATCGCCAAGAAAAAAAGAAAGAAAGTTATGTAAATGTAAATAATGAAAATAATAAAGTAATTACTAACGCTAATACACCTAAAAATTACCCTGTAATTAGTAATGATGAACTTAGAGATTCAACTGTTCAGGGATATAATTCACAACAACCAAGAGATAAGTACTACAATAATGAAATTTCATATGATAATCAATATAATGATATAAATGTAAAAAATGTTAAACAATTTACTTCATTAACGGGAAACACCGTAAGTAGCAAAGAACTAAAACATAATAATATGCAACCGTATTTTGGTGCTAAAATAAGAGGACATACATCTGATTATAGTTCAAACGAACCTATTTTGGACCTTATGGTTGGAAGTGGTAGTCAATATGTTTCTAAAACAGAACATGCTCCTTTGTTTCAACCTCAACAAAATTATAATTATCCAACAGGGGCGCCTATTCAAACAGATTTTGTTCAATCTAGAGTTAATCCTAGTATGAGACATGCAAACTCAAAACCTTGGGAAGAAGTAAAAGTTGCTCCTGGATTAAATCAAGGTTATACTACAAATAGTTCTAATCAGGGATTTAACAGCGCTTTAGAAGCACGAGATTCGTATAAACCTAGAGGTGTTGATGAACTGAGAGCAAAAAATAATCCTAAACAATCATACTCGTTAGACGGTCATAAAGGTCCTGCATCATATTATATTAAAGAATATGCCAATAAAGCAAATGTTGGTAAGGTTGAAAAAAATAGACCCGATAGATTTTACGATGGTATGGAAAGTATGCAATCGGATAAACATGCTTTAGGATGGGGTTTTACAACAACAGGTTTAGAAAAAGGTCAAACTGCACGCAGTAATATTGAATTAAAACATGAAAATCGCTCTAATACAACAACTGCATATGAAGGTATAGCATCATCACATGCCAAAAAAGCATATATTCCAGGTGAATATAGTGATAGTCGCAGAGAAGACTCTAAAACAACACCACTTACATCTGTTAATGCTATTGGTAGAGCTCCAGCATCTGAGGGTGACTATGGATTAAATTCTATTACTATTGAAGAGAATAACCGTACATGTAACGATGATGCGGGATTTTTTGGTGCTATTAAAGGTGCTATGGGAGCAGTAACTGCTCCATTTATGGATATGTTAAAGCCATCTAGAAAAGAGGGATATATCGGAAATATCAGACAATATGGTAATATGTCCATGCCAGTTAATGCTACATATAATAATAATCCTAATGATAAACTCAAAGTAACAAATAGAGAAATGGATGTTTGTGCTGAAAACCATCTTAATGTAGAAGGACCTAGAAGTGGTGCTTATCATTTAAATACACATAATGCTTATTCTGATAAAGTCAATAATCATATAGAATATATTGGTGCAGGAGGAGGAAGTGGTGTATCAAATGGGCATACATCATATGATAGTGCTTCACGTGCTAATATAAATCAAAGTAAAGAAGCTTTAATGGCTTCCAGAATTAATCATGGAAATAGTAATCATGTTGTAAGAAACGTCAACTATAATACTTCAAAACTTGACTGTGATAGAGTTAACACATATCTTGGACCAGCAGGTAGTGCATTAACTACTACTCCACCAAGTGTCAATAATATGGGTTATCAAGACGCACCATATCAATTAAGACAAGACCTCGCTGTTCAAAGGATCGAACCTAATATTCTTGAAGCATTCAAGAAAAATCCATATACACAATCTCTTACATCTACTTATTAATTTTTTTAATAATAGTTTAAACATTTATTTTAAAATATTATTAACTATCATGCAAAAGTTAGATATTCATACTGATATTATACAAAAACTTGATTATTTTCTTAAGGAATCAAAAATTCCTAATATTATTTTTCATGGTTTGTCTGGTAGTGGAAAAAAAACTATCGTTTTTGATTTTATTGATAAAATTTATGATAACAATAAAGAAAAAATTAAAGAATATGTCATGTGTGTTAACTGTTCACATGGTAAGGGCATTAAATTTATTAGAGAAGATTTAAAACTATTTTCAAAAACAAATATTTCATTTAAAAATAATAATTTTAAAAGTATTGTTTTATTAAATGCTGACTGCCTTACTATTGATGCACAATCTGCACTAAGAAGATGTATTGAATTATTTACACATACTACTCGCTTCTTTCTAGTAGTACAAAACAGATTCTCTTTATTAAAACCCATATTAAGTCGTTTTTGTGAAATATATATTCCAGAAAAAAAAATCGAAGGTTTTGTTAATTTACATCAATACAATCTTAATACAAACTCAATATATAAATCTTACAGAAAAAAAAACATAACTTCTTTTAAAAAAATTGTTAATGACCAATATATATATAATATTAATGATATTATTATATTAGCAGAAAATTATTATCAAAAAGGTTATTCCACATTTGATTTTATTGAACATTTTGAAACTAGTAAAACTAATATTTCAGATGATAAAAAATACGAAATTATTATTTTTTTCAATAAAATTAAAAAAGAATTTAGAAATGAAAAACAATTATTATTTATGTTGTTTTATTTTATTTATTTACGTTCTGATTTGGATTTAGAAAATATATCATTTATTTAAGTATGGATGATTTTTCAGTTTCCTCCCTGCATGAATCAAAAAACGAATGGTGTGCTAGATTACTTACCACTCTAACCCCATGTATTATTAATGGATTTAATTCAATTTTTAATGAAGCATGGACATTATGTTCCGAAAATGATGAAGAAGATAAATATCTTATGACATTTCAAAATTTAATTACTCAAGTTCCAAAATGGAGTAATGCTACTGTTGAGGAAGAAGTCAAGCGAATTATTGAGACTAGTGGTTGTGGATATATTAATGATTTAATTACTTGTGTCCATATCATTCACTTAAAACTATTAACTAGTGTTAGAGTAGGTAATCAACAAAAAAAAATTGACTTGGCAATTCCTAAAATTAATATTTTTATTCATAACTGCTATATTCAATCCGCTAGAAAAATTTATACAAATGTCTATCTTTTTGATAAATTTGTTAATTCTTTACAAAAACAAAAGAATAATAGAGAGTTAGAAATCATTATTCAAGAATGCATTCTTACTACTATTAGAGAAAGTTTACCCATCGAAACTATTTTGAAAAATTATATTGATGAAACTGCTGAAGAAGATATTATTGAAGAAATTTTAGAAGAAAAAATTGAAAAGAAAGAAGAAGAACCCAAAGAATCTAAGAAAGAAGAAGAACCCAAAGAATCTAAGAAAGAAGAAGAACTCAATAAATCTAAGAAAGAAGAAGAATCCAAAGAATCCAAAGAATCCAAAGAATCCAAAGAATCCAAGAAAGAAGAACTTAAAGGAGGAGATTCTACTACTGAAGAAAAAGAAAATGTATTCTTAAAAATTAATACTGACGACGAAGATACCGAAAATCAAATTATTAAATTTAATGATACAGACAGTATTCTAACTGGTGATGATAAAAAAGAAGAGGTCGAAGCACCTAAAAATATTGACTTCTTAGAAGAGTTAAACAAAAAAAGAGAATTAGAAAGTAAAATAAATCAAGATGATGATGATGATGATGATGAAAAACTCGTTTTAGGAGATGATATACCTTTAAGTGATCTTGACTTTAGCAATATCAGCGAATCTATTGACAATAAACCAGATATTCTTCTAGACAATCTTGAAATTTTAAACTAATTCGTTAATTTTTAATTAATCTATTATTACTTTTTCTTATGGATAGCTTTACCATTTCTATGATTGTAACAGCTTGTTATTTAGTATTTAAGTTTACCGAATTAAAGGTTACACAAAAAGACCTTTTGCCAATTAAAGAGTTATTTAAGGAAAGTTTTATTATCTTTATCTCTTCTCTTGCTGCTTTTTTTATATACGAACAATTTTACGAATCGTCCTCTAAAGGAGGAGGTGTTAGTGTATTTACTGACAAAGCCGCATTTTAGTCTTTATAAATTTATATTATATTTAATATAATATAAATCCTATTTACACGTTATTATCATTTATATTTATTATTCATTTGTATTCATAGTTTCATCAGCATACATTTTGGGTATTTTATCTATATCTAAGTATAAAATATTTTTATCGCGGAAATTATTACGTATCATCTTTTTTGCTACTATAAATTTAGAAAATATTGGCTTCTCCAATTGTTTTTCAGGTAAACAATTGTTTACTGTACGAGCTATCATTTTATACAGTTTAAATTCTGGATATCTTTCATCTCCTTCACTTGTATATAATACGTTTCTACCTTTATCATCCATGCACCAATCATTTATTAACTTTGCTATTTCATCCTTTTTACATTTCATATCTATGTATTTTTGGCTATACTCATCTGCCATATTAAAAGTAAAAACATTATCAAATATTGAACATCCCAATCTACACAAATCAAAACTAAAATTCGGCATTATCTCCTTCTTCTTTTTATTTACGTAAATCCCAAAATTATACTGACTTGATGCATCCTCACCCCTTTTATACGCATCAGGACAATATACATATTTTTTATATTTGTATATGGATCTACCAAAATCTATTATTTTATAAATACGACCATACGTCGGTACTTTATAATATACCTCATTATATTTATAGTATACATATTTTTTACTTGTCTCTTGATACATTATATTATTACTATGCAAATCATTATGTGTAAACCAAAATGCTTTTTGATATATTATCAATATCATTATTATCTGAAATAATGCCGATACCCACTCATCCTTACCTAACCCATTCTCTATTAAGCTATCAAATGTATCTTTACAATTCTCCATACATATTAATTGTACTGGAAATTTATCTATCACTACATTTATGTCCAATTCCTCATCATCTTGTGAACATTCATCATCGGAATATTCATCCTCTTCACCATCTGATATTGTACCATCATCTGATGATATATCATCTTCTGATAATTCTCCTGTATTTACTGATCTTGATGAATTACTATCATCTGAATCTTCATCTAATGATATATTTTCCTTTAATAAATCCTTATTTATATTAAATACCGTCATTTCTTCCAATCCATTTACACTCTTTGTTTCTTCATCTTTAAATACATTTTCAAAATCCATCATTTTATCTTCTATCATAGGCTCTGCTGCATTATCATTCCAATCTTCCTCTATTTTCAACTTTGATTTATATTTCTTTGATACGTTATTCATCGATTTTATTTCATTTATCTTATCCATATCCCCACATAATCTGTAATTTCTATCTAGGTTATTCATAAAATATTCAGACTCTAACAAATAATCTATATCATCACCTATATTTACCTTATAATTATTCTTTATTCCCAATATACTACCATAGTAATTTATACCATGAAACATATTATAATCGTTTAGTAACAACGATGATATATAGGAAAATAAACTATCAGTGTATGATGTATTTGTTAAATCCATTATTTTTTCATGACATTTACTTTTACTATTCTTCGGTAAACTAAATATATCATCCTTCTCATATTTACCTGTTAAATATCTTGTTAAATTCATTATCGGAGAAAACTTTATAAATATTTCCCTTTCACTTTTTATGTTATTACTTACATCCAATAACACCGAATTAAATATATTATTCTCTTTATGTTTCAGTTCTGTTACTATTTCTTTTGATATTAACATCGTATTCTCATTATCTTCATCACTCTTTTTAAATAATGTTTCATAAATCGGTATATAATTTTGACAGTTTAAAACATTTCCATATTCCTCATCCAAGTTTTCTAAACTATTAAATAGCCCTTCATTTTTGTTTTTTAGGTAATTTAACATTACGATTTAATTATTTTTTTTTATGTCATTTTTAACTTATTACTACATTTATTAGTTCATTTATTAGTTCATTTATCAAAAAAATTAACTTAAACTATATTATGACCCTCGAACTTAAACGATTCGATATGAAAAAAATTAGTTTTAAGCCAAATGAAAACAAAGGCCCAGTTTGTGTTTTAATTGGAAGAAGAGATACTGGTAAGAGTTTCTTAGTTAGAGATTTATTGTATTATCATCAAGATATCCCTATTGGTACTGTTATCTCTGGTACTGAAGAAGGTAATGGTTTCTACGGAACACATGTACCTAAATTATTTATTCATGACGAATATAATACTGCTATTGTTGAAAATATTTTAAAACGTCAACGTGGTGTTTTAAAGCAAATGCAAAAAGAACAAGAAACATTTAAACGTACTACTATTGACCCACGCACGTTTGTTATTCTTGATGATTGTCTTTATGATAATGGTTGGGCTAAAGATAAAATGATGAGATTACTTTTCATGAACGGTCGTCATTGGAAAATTATGCTTGTTATTACTATGCAATACCCATTAGGTATCCCACCTAATTTAAGAACCAATATTGATTATGTATTTATTTTAAGAGAACCTTACATTACTAATCGTAAGAGAATTTATGAAAATTATGCTGGTATGTTTCCTACATTCGAATCTTTCTGTCAAGTTATGGACCAATGTACTGAAAACTATGAATGTTTAGTAATTAATAACAATTCTAAATCAAATAAATTACACGACCAAATTTTTTGGTATAAAGCTGACCCACATGGTGACTTCAAACTTGGTTCCAAAGAATTTTGGGAAATGTCCAAAAATCTAGGTGATGATGATGACGATGATGCGTATGACCCACAAGCCTCCCGTAAAAAATCTTCAGGACCTAAAATCAATGTCAAAAAATCTAAATGGTGATTTTTTATGTTGGAATAATATATACAATATGTCTGGATTTAAATATACTGAATTTAACACAGATAATCCTGATTATAAAACTAAAAAAAAAGATAGGGAGAAAAGGATGATTGTTGATGATCATGAGTACGTAATTCTTCTTCCAAGTGGAACTCAAAATGTCCAATGGAGTAAATCTCAAGAAAAATTTAAATCTGTTTATGATAAATTACGTGAAACTCATGCTGATAAATTAACAGGAGGTATTAATTTACCTGAATTACCTATGGCAGAAGGAGACGATGATAAATTAACTCCACACATTAGGGCGATTAGACAAGCATTTGTAGATACTGGATTAGGTTGGGGTTCTGGTGACGGATGCAAATTTTGGTATAAAAACTTATATCATAATTTTCCTTTGTTTTTAAATATTAGACCAATCGCTGGACATATCGTTAGAGCTAAGGCGGGCATAAAAGCTGCTTGTGAAAAGGAAGAAGCTGTCGAAGAAGCACCTACTGAAGAAGCACCAGTTGAAAAAATATCTGCTCAACAAGAATCTCCAAAACCAGCACCAAAACCTAGTGTTTCAAAAAGAGGACCTAATACTGATAGTATGGGTAGAATAAGCGTTGAATTTATTATACATGAAAAAAAACATTACGCTATGGAAAGAGGTGTAAATCGTATTTTTTTCTTTGATGATTGGCGTCAGCATGACCGTAACCCTCAAACACATTATCCTACACAAATTGGATACATAACAGGTGAGAGTATTCCTCCTTCTGGTCAAGAAATACCTTCTTCTATAAGTGTTATTGATGGATCAAAACAAAAAGCTTTTGAATATCCTGATAATTCAGGCTATCATATGATGGGTGGTAAGTTTATTTACCCACTAAAACCACAATATAAATTAGTAATAACAAAAAGTAAAGAAGAGTTTGAACAAGAAAAAAGAGAGGCAGAGTATAAAAAATTTGTAGATTCACTAAAAGAAGTTACATATAACGGTCATAAAATATATTATGCACCTTATAACGAAAGTTGGCACCAATTTCCATTATATGATAAACTTCCTGATGATGATGGTGACTTAGTATGGAAAAATATAGGAGATTATGACGCAAGGTCTGCCGCTGATATACCTGACCCTACAAATGATGATAACTGGGTTATTCAATATCACGGCTACAACCCCGACAGTAGTGATGAAGAAGATTCTGATCAAGAACCTCAAGAAATTCCCAAAGAATGGCAAAAGCAATTTTCAAGAAGTAAAAAATTACCAGATGGAACACCACGCCCATATTGGGTTAATATAAATGACCCAAACTATAAAAACCCAGACTCAAATATAAATGCGGAGAGTACATGGATTGAACCACCCGAAGTTAAAAAACAAAGAGAAGAACAAGAAAAATTCGATAGAGAATATGATGAAAAGCAAAGAAAACAAAAAGAAAGTGAAGAAAAAAGAGCAGCCGAGAGAAAAAGAATAGATGATAATAGGAGAAATAGAGGAAACGTATTAAGAGAACGAAGAAATCGTATGCTTCAAAAGGCAAAAGAAAGTAGAGGAGGAAAAAGAAAAACCAGAAGAAGAAAAAATGCTGGATCTGGAAAAGGAACAAAGAAATCAGTATCATTCGGAACAGGTACTAATTATGGAATAGCCCAAGGATTATATAATTTATCGAATACTACCAGCAACCCGGAAAGAGCAAAAAGGTTTTTCGATATGTCATTAGACAAAATGGAAAGGGGAAGTGACCCAAGAATTAAACAACAACGAAGTTATGATCCAAATGAACCTCCTAACAAAGTACGTAAAGTAAATGACAATAAAAAACCATCCACTGGTTATTCAATATTATCGAATCCAACCGCCCCTCTACCACCTGGTGTAAGACGAATGACACCTAAAGGAGGAAAAAGAAAAACCAAAAGAAGAAAAAATAACAGGAAAAAGAAGAGAACTATTAAACGCAGAAAGTAAAAAAATTGATTAATATTATGTTATTTATTTATATAATATATAAATAACATGAAAACCATTACGTATAACGGGATTAATATTATTGTTGGGCAAAACGCCAAAGAAAACTGGAATTTGCTTGATACAAATGAAAACTATCTTTGGTTTCATTTACGTTCTTTTCCATCATGTTTCGTTATCATTGAAGATGAATATCCAGATAATTTAACAGTACTTGAAGCTGCTACTATATGTAAAGAACATACAAAATATAGAAATTTAAAAAATTTAAAAATTAATTATACACCTGTTAAAAATTTAAAAAAAGTCGGAAAAGAGGGAACTGTTCAGTTTATTAGTAATAGACAAGTATCAACTATTTCGGTTTAACTAGTAATCTGCTCATAAAACTTTATTTTTCTACGAAGTGCACGGATTTTATATTCCTGTATAGTACATAATTTGGTTAATTCTTCAAGCTCAGTTAAATCACTTTTTTCTCTATAATCCACTTTTGGTTTTGCTGATAATCTTATAGATCTACGCACAAAAACTGGAATAGTTCTTTCCATATATAATATTATATTATGTTATGTATTTAAATATTTTTTATAATTAATAGTTAATGACTGTTCTTGTATGCAAACACAACGCAGGTTTTTTTTCATGCTGCAGCGTAAAATTAAATGAAATAATTAGTTATATTAATGCGAATAAAAGTATTCCTGAACATATTGATTGTACAAAATTAATGTCTTTATATAATCCTTATTGGTTATGGGAACGTCCATCTTTTGATGATATAACAAGTAATTTTTTTGAAAATATTAGTAATATAAATATTAATACAACAAAGCATTACAATTCATTATGGAAAATATCTAATTATTCAAATGAACATGAAGATATTATAAAAAAATATTTTACACCAACTGGTACAATCATTAATAATTCTAACAAATTAATTAGACAAAATAAAATTTTTGTTAATAATTGTATTGGATTATATGTTAGAATGACCGATAAACAGGAGGAAACGAATATTGGTAAATTTGAAGATTACAAAAATAAATTAAATGAAATATTAAAAAATGATCCAAAATTAAAAATTTTCGTTGTTACAGATTCTACTGATTTTTTAAATTATATAAAAGAAAATTTCGATTCAATTTTTATTAAAGAATTAAGAACAACTACATCACATATAGGAATACATAAATTTAATGAAGTTGGAAGATTTGAAAAAAGTGTTGTTGAAAATAATTATAATGAAATTATTAATTATTTGTTCCCAGCATTTTTGATATTATCAAAATGCAAATATTTTGTTTGTAACTCTAGTAACTGCTCTACGTGGACTGTAATATACCGTAAAACAACAAAAAATGTGTATCAATTTTTAAATGATAAATGGAATACATATAGATAAATAATTAATAATTACCGTTTTAAAAAAAATTGATATATATATTTAAAATAATTTAAAAGAAATATAGAAAATTAATTATGGATTTAAACCAAACAAAATTAACTAAAAGTGAATGGAATTCGGTCGAAAGACCTGTTGATAAAGATGAGATGAAAATTATCAAGTTAATAATAAAAGGTTTTTATAACACGGAAATTAAATATAACGAAAATTTATCATTAATTAGCTTCATTAAAATCAGTGACGTTAATGACGCTATGCATTATCATTTATTTACTATTCATTTCGTACCTTTGATCGAATCACTAATTAAAAAATATAATATTGACTATACTATACCTTCAAAACCAAAAAGTTGTAATACCCTTAAAAAAAGTGACTCATTTAAAATTGAAAATAAAGACAAGGAATATATATCCAATAACTGTCATACTATATTTGACTTTACCATTATTGAAGTTATTACACATATTCTAAAAAATAGGAAGAAGAAATTACCACAGTGGCAGTACTTTTATTATACTCTTTCACAAATGAAAATACAAACTATCGAAGGTGTTAATACATTTGTAATAGAGTTCCAAAATTATATTTTGGATTCATACCTATCAGAAATGAAAATTGAAAGCATTATTGAAAATTCTCAAGAATATATTGAAAAAAACCAATGTTTAATCCATTACTCAGATATTAAATTATATGGTCATCAACAACAGTTATTCAACATATTTAATAAAGATAAAGTTTCTAATAGGAATCTTGTTCTATATATCGCACCTACTGCTACTGGTAAGACACTATCTCCTCTTGGTCTATCTGAAAAATACAAAATTATATTTGTTTGTGCCGCTAGACATGTTGGTATTGCTCTTTCAAAATCTGCTATTTCTGCTGGTAAAAAAATCGCATTCGCATTTGGATGTAATGATGCTAGTGAAATCAGACTACATTATTCAGCTGCTGCCAGTTATGTTAAACACCACAAAACAGGTCAAGACATTAAATATAAAGATGGCAATAAAAAGGTCGATAATAGTGATGGAAGCAAAGTTGAAATTATTATTTGTGACCTACTTTCTTATGAAGCATCTATGAATTACATGCTTTCATGGAACAAACCAAATGATATTATTACATATTGGGACGAACCCACCATTACACTTGATTATTCTGAACATAGCTTTCATGAAATTATACAAAAAAACTGGTCTATCAATCTCATACCTAATGTAATCTTATCGTCTGCTACACTTCCTAACGAAAATGAAATCGATACCGTTATTGAAGATTTTGAAGATAGATTTAAATTCACTTATAACAGACGTCTTATTGAACTAAAGAAAAATAAAAAAGAACTCGAGGAACTTCTTGAATCATTAAAACAATCATCCGAATCATCAAAACCATCAGATTATAATGACTATATTGATATATATGTCAGCAAGATTGAAAATATTGATATTGAGATAAATAAGCTTCAACAAAATATTGATACTCCTACAAATGTTTCTGTTATTAAAAGTTATGAATGTAAAAAAACAATTTCTATCATTAATAAAGATGGTTATGTTGAATTACCGCACTTATTATTTGATACATATAAAGATTTACGAAATTCTGTTCACCACATTAGAAATAATAAAACTATCCTAAGATATCTTGATCTTAATGAAATATCTAAATTTATTATATGGATTAATAGAAAAAAAGAAATGTTTGATTCTTCTTATCATATCTCTAATGTATTTCAAACTATTGAAGATGTTAATATGTTGAACATTAAATTAAATTATCTTAATATTCTTGACAGTATTAATAATAGTCTTTACAAATGGACAGTTATTTACAACATGTTTATTGGTACTCGTATTTATAAATTTACACCTAATCCTAAAGGTATTGAGTCAGATAATTTGACAAAAGCACATAGTTTTGATAGTAAGACTTCTAATAATAGTAATATATTCGATTTTAAAAGAACAATTAGTCATGACATCACTAGCAAACATATTAAATCTTCTGGTCTTGTTAATATTACTACTTCTGACTCTTATACATTAACCGATGGACCTACTATATATATTGCTAGTGATGTTGATAAAATTGCTAAATTCTGTTTACATATGGCCAAAATACCTGCTAATATTATGAAAGAAATTAGTGATGCTATTACATTTAATAATACTATTAACAATAAACTTACTAAACTTGAAAAAGATTATGAAGATGCTATGGCTCCTTTTGAAGAAAAGGAAAAGAGAATTAATAAGGATACTATACCTCCCGCTATAAAGAATATGAGAAATGAAATTAATAACCTCACTAAACTTATTAAATCTGTTACATTACCAGATGTTTACATCCCTAATAAAATTGATCACTTAAATAAATGGACTAATTTATCATCTTCATCATCTTCATCATCATCTCCTTATACATCTAAGATTATTGATTCTGACGTTGAAAAGGTGATGGCCATTAAAGATGTTGATGATATATGGAAGGTTTTACTTTTACTTGGTATTGGTTTATTCTCACAAAGTACTAGTATCACATATACTGAGCTAGTTAAAGAATTTGCTATTAACCAGAAATTATATCTCATTATTGCTGATGGTGATTATATTTATGGTACTAACTATCAATTCTGTCATGGATATCTCAGTAAAGATCTTATTAAAGATTTAACACAAGAAAAAGCTATTCAAGCTATGGGACGTATTGGAAGAAATAAATTTCAATTAGATTATACTATACGATTTAGAGAAAATAATATTATTAGAAAAATTTTACTTCCTGATGAGGATAAACCTGAAGCTAGAAATATGTGTCGTTTATTTAGTACTGACTACTCTCTTTTACACTAATTTCATTATATTATTTATATTTATTAATAATTATAAATAATTATTTTTTATTATTTATAATTTATAATGACCAATAATTTCTCTACTTTTAAAAATGGTAATACTCATTTATTATTCAAACAATATTATACACCTGACTTTATTAACAATATATATGAGATTATACGTCCTATGTACGAATCTGAAATTACTGATAAAACTAAAATGTATAAACAATTAAATCATAATACAAAAGGTAACTATAATTACACTTTAAATTCTAAAAATACTCCTGATTTTAATCATTTACAAACTATTCTTAATGATTTTAATACTCTTATTAGAAATGAACTTATTATTAACAATAATTCTTTTGTTAACAGAAATTTCTCTATTAATTTAACAGAAGTTAATTTATGTATTACTAGACAAAATACATTACCTACTAATATTGTTAAAACACAATATATTAATATTTTTATTCCCTTACATAATTTTCCTAACGGAACAGTTACTATATTTAAGGATGCTGATGATATTATCCAAAAATATTATAATATTGATCATGATAATAAAATTATTAATTATGGTAATCCCTCTAATTATGAACAAGATGATATTAATGAATTATTAAATAAAGAACTATATATTGACACATTTGTAGGTGATGTTCTTATTATTAATAATGGTGTATTCTCAAGATCTATTCCTAATATGATTGATTATGACCGTTACTGTCTTCAATTATTATATGATATAAAAATTTAAAAATATATTATATTACTTTATATGACAACTAATTACTTTAAAGATAATATATTATCAACAGATTATAATAAATATTCTTATGAAACCCTTGATAAAACTACTCAAGAATATATACAAAGTTATGCTAAAATTGAAACTATCATCGCGCCAAATTTAGAAGAACTTATTACTATGGTTGAATTCTTATATAATAATAAATATACAGGTGGTGTATTTAAAGATGATATTAATATAATTATATTTAAAGATGACATTTTTGATAACACATATTTAGTTAACAAACTACCTATTATCATTAATACTGCTCTTGATAATATATTTTATTTAATTAATAACAACCAAAAGTTGTTAAATTCTATTAAACAAACAAAAAGAACTCATCAAAATATTTATAACTATTTCGTAATTTTATATTCCAAATTTTTTAAATTAATTATGCATGAAAAACATTATTATTTAGCAGGAACATTATATCATAAAGAACAAAGTATTAAAGATGAAATAACTTCATATTATGAAGAATGGGAGAAAAAAATAAAAATAAAAGAAGCAATTAATGATTATAGTTTTACAAAAGGAGGTGAGTATTATATAATTAAAAAATTATTTTATGAGCCTGAACCTGAACAAGCAGCATCACAAGGGTTTCATTCTTTATCATTACCACCACCACCACCACCAAACATAAAAAAAGTAATTCCCAAAGAACTGACGAGATGGAAGAAAACACAAGCGAATAGGAAGCAAGAGAGGCAAAAGATGCAAGAGATGCAAGAGAATAAATAGCAAGAAAACATACATCCTCATACTTAATAAGAATTACGTATACTAATTTCGATTATAATTGATTTACATATTAATTATATTTTAATATATAATATAATTAATTAATATGAGTGATACAACTAATAAAACAATTTCTCACAAATTTGAGTTAGCTGAAGCAGATCTTAATAACTTAAAGCAATTACTTTATAACAAACAAGATGAGATCATTTTACTTAAAGATAAAATTAGAATAGCTGAAAAAAATCTATGTTATTTATGTTCGTTAGAAGGACATAATATGGTTAGAGAAAGAGAAGATGGTATGTATGGAGATACATATACCTTCTGTACTAAATGTAATTATCATAATTAAACCTTTTTGGTAATACCCATAAATAGTTGATATCCTAATATACTCGCAAAATTTATCCATATAAAGTATGGTAAATAATTATACAAATATTGTCTTACTTCACTTTTAATTAGTATTGATATTCTATATACACCAAAACACAATAGAGATAACAACGTTATCATACCAAAAAAATACTGATTATTTGTTCTTCCTTTTACTTGTTCATTAAAACGAAATATATATAACCAAAGTCCTTGAAGTCCTGATTCAATTAGTGTATCTCGTGCAATTATTTTTTTAAGTCCTTCTGATATTTTTGGATTTGTTAGTATTGAATAATTCATATAGAATAATGATATATATAGTAAAGGCCAAACTATTCCAAATACATATCCAGGTGGCTGCCATAATGCTTTATCGTTGTCTTTTTCAAATTTATTTACATCTAATACTGTAAATGGTAATGATATTAAAAATGGCGACGCACTTATCGCTATATTTTTTATGATACTTGGTTGGATATTCAACATATATAAAGTATATATTAAAATTATATTCAATATATACTTTTCTGCTTTTATTTTTTTTCTATAGTTGTTTCCTTCGCTATTTTTCGTATTATTCTATCTATATTTTTTTCTTCTATACTTCCTCCACATTCTGATGATATCTGATGAAATTGATCCGCTTTCGGAGTATGTGGTACTTTACATTGAGGATTTTCATTTATCCATCGTCCAAATTGTTTAATGTTATTCTTTGATATTGTATCTATCGCTTTTTTCATATGGTCTCTTCCTCTTTCTCCTTTCTCCCAAGTACCCTCATTTTTTACGTAAAGTGTTTCTCGTTTTGTATCTGTACAGTGTATAGGTCTTTTATCCTCATCCATCTCATCTAAGTTTTTGATAAATATATTTGAAATCCCTTCTACATATCCCAAACTTCCTTGGGTTTCCAGATCTGATAATTGTAACTTTATTTGATTTACAAAATCTTCTATATTCATCGCATCTTTACATTTCTCATTTAAGAATATATTCAAGTTGAACTGATTATTTGTTGTGTTATTTGTTGTGTTATTTGTTGTGTTTCCTAACTTACCTTCCTTAATAGCAGTTGATAATGCTGTTGTCAATATACCTACTTGTTCTGTAAGTTTTGCAATTTCCTTCTTATCATTCTCATTTTCTTTTTCATTTGTTGTTTGAATATTTTTATTAACAATAGTACATTTTTTCTTATGTCTAGATAATCCCGATGAAAATTTATATGAAGACCCACATTCACAGATCCATTCTTTGGGTAGAGATGATACATTTTTATCCTCAATTATCTTTTTATGTTTTCGTGTGGATAAATGTCGATTATAATCCTTTTTATTGCTACAACTAAAGTCACAACATTCACATATAAATTCTTTTGGGGTTTTTGGGGTTTTTAATGTATCCATAATATATGGTAATATTATCATTTACCCCTAAATACTTTTAAAATAAGTTATTTATTTTTGCGGAGAAATAGCGGAGCGGATTTTTATCTGATGTTTTTTCGAACATTAGAGAACAAATAAAAAACATCCTAGTTATCTATTTTACATCACATATCATAATTATTATCATATATCAAGTGATGCTTTTTTATGTTCTCATGTTCTTTTTTTTAGAGAACAAAAAAACGCGTTTTTGAAAATGTCCATTTTAAAAATGGGTTTTTTGATAAATGGACATTTTTGGATAATTGGGGTAAATGGTAAAAAAAAAGGGGTAAATGGTAATTTTAGGGTAATTTTGGGTAATTTTTGGGTAATTCAAAAAAATGTCCAAAAATTTTTGCCCAAAATCTCGAATTTTTGAAAAAATCGCAAAAATGTGTTTTTGCTAGAGAATGCTCTTATTTTCGATTTGATTTTTTCAACTTTGTTACTGAGAAATTTTTTCGGGAAGATTCTATTTTAAGATTTTGAAAATGGACATTTTAAAAATGTCCTTTTTTAAAAATCTGAAAAACTTTTCTCACAAATTTTTTTCAGTTCTAGACAAACATGAAAATTATTTTTTGAAATTGTGACCATTATCTAGGAAAATCGATATTTCAGTAAAAATCCCAAAAGTGGGAACTTTTTAGAAAATCGGAGTAAAAAATGATGTTTTTTGAATATTCATAAAAAAATGTCCATTTTCAAAAAAACCCCATTTTTTTTTATCAATTTTTTTGTCAAACGATAAATAAAAAATTTCAAATATTTTTTCAAAAAATGTTATGATGTATCATAATAAAAATAATACATGGTACATTTATAGTAAGTAAACAAATGTAAAATTTTAGATCTTTTTTAATAAATAAAAAATAAAAAATAATAGTATAATTTATATGAAATTAATGAACTCTGTCAAGAAAACAATTGATGTAATTAGAAAAAATTTTATCTTAGTCTGTGGTATATCATTATTATTAATACTTTTTATACTACAACGGTCAACAAAGGTAATAGAAGGTCATAATATAGGTGAATCACACACACATGATAATGGAATGGTTCACGAAGGTCCGATGGGTGAAAAAGGTGAATCTGGTCCTCGTGGTGATTTAGGAATGAGAGGAAAGAGAGGTCCTCAAGGAGTTTCAGGTGGTATAGGTAGTCAAGGACCACCTGGAGAAAAAGGAGAGAGAGGAGAACGTGGAATGAGGGGATATAGAGGAAAAAGAGGATGGAGAGGACCTCAAGGACCATCAACATTTACAGAACGTGAAGAAGATTTAATACGTGATGCAGTACGAAATTCAGATACATTAACTCGTGGTTTAGCACAGACACAATCAGATGTAGCAGAAATAAAAAATGCACTAGCAGAAGATTATTCTCCCGAACCAATATTTACAGAAGAAAATACAGAGAAAATGTTAGTATCAGAAGTAGAAGACATACCAGCTGAAGAATTAATACCACAAGGCACAGAGGGTTTTTTCTCAAAAATATTTGGATTTTAATTTATTATATGAAAAAATTTTTTTTTTATTTATAATATATGAATTTATTAAACAGTTTTTATAATTTACTGGTACCAAAGAATAAATTATTAATTTTATTCATAATAGTAATATTATTATTAGCATTAGGACTAATATTTAGAGTTATAGATGAACGTGATAGTGATAGTGATAGTGATAGTGATAGTGATAGTGATGATTATGGAGAAATAGAAGGAATGGAAAATGCAGATGATGATCCAGTATTAGGAGATGCTTTAGAATTAAGAAAGAAAGAAGAGTCAATATTACCGAATGGACCAAGAGGAAAAACAGGAATAAGAGGAAAAAAAGGTGAACAAGGGATACAAGGTGAAAAAGGTGAGAAAGGTTCTAAGGGAAATCAAGGTGAACAAGGGATACAAGGTGAACAAGGTGAAAAGGGAAATCAAGGCGAAAAAGGCGAAAAAGGCGAAAAAGGTGAACAAGGTCCTGTGGGACCAGTAGACGAACGTGCATATAATATAGCTATGGATACAAAATCCGAACTAGCTGACTTAGAAGCTCGAGCAGCGGCAGCGGAAGCAACCGCGGCAGCAGCATTACAAAAAGCATCTATGCCCCCAAGACTACCAAGACCAAGTAGAAGAAGACGAAGAAGAAGGTGGTGGTCAGATAAAAGATTGAAAACAAATGTAAAACAATTAGGAATATCTGAAATGGGAATACCAATATATAGTTATAATTATATAGAAATTATGGATGGTATAGATGAGATAAATGTAGAAGAAACATACAAAGGTGTAATGGCACAGGATTTATTAGAATTAGGATATGATAATGCGGTATTGAAGATGTCAAATGGATATTATAGTGTAAATTATAATAAAATAGATGTAAATTTTGAAATATTATAAATAAAAATAATTTTATATATTATATGACAAAACTAGACAAAAAGGTATTACAAAATGTAATGAATTATAATAATTTAATAAAAGATAGAAACATGTTTATAATATTTGGACTGATAGTAGTACTAATAGTATCTGCGGTACTGAAGTTTTTTAATATTTTAGAAGGATTTGGTGATTTATCAAGTTCAAATATTGGTAAAGTAAATAATGACACACAGATAACAAAAGCTACATGGAATGGAATAAAGGAAGATGTATTTCGAAAAGATACACATGAAACACTCCAAAATGATTTAAAGGTACACTGGAAAGAATTGATAACAGAGAAAGAAGGATTACATTATGCTTTACATAAAGAGTTTCCTTATCCAGATGCAGTAAAGAAGTGTGTAATGGCACAAAGAGAGAAGGAGTATAGAAACCAACATAAAAAATGGGGTAAAAAAGAAATAAATAAGGAAAAAGAAGATTTAAAACATTACCAGCAGACATTACCTATAAGAAGTTTTATATTGTTGGCAAAATATAATAAGAATGGGTGTTTACATAAAATACCTGAATTAGAATTTATAAACAATTTGAATAATTATAATGTAGGTGTAAGAACAGTAAATAATAAACATTTAGAGTGTGAGGCAGGTAATAAAGAGTTGAGAGCCTTTGACATATCAGAAACGAATGGAGAGATGAAAAAAAGAAATCCTCATTATGTATCAGTAAAAGAATTAGAAAATGTAGCAGGATTTAAGTTTGTAGACAAACCATGTAATCCTTGTGAAGATATGAACAAATGTAGATTTGCATTAAATAATAAAATAAGTCCAGTAGCGAAATTATATTGGGGCATGGAAAGTGCATCAAATTCACAAATATTAAAGTAAACTGATTTGATAAATTATTTAATTTATTAAATCATTTGGGGTATGTAAATTAAGCTTCAATAACATTATCATTAAGAAGTTCATGTGTACGAATATCATTTTCATCAATATCAGATAAAGCTTCGATAACATCATCAACAAGAGGGGTTCGGTGCCATTTAGTCTTAAATTTTGTAACGTACTCAGTAATTCTATTGTTGATATTCTGTTTAATTCTGATCAATTCCTGTTCTTCTTCTTCCATCCTTTTTAATTCGATTTGTTCAAGTAATAATTTTTCCTGATTTTGTAACTGCATTTTTTTATTGGTTTCTTTTTCAAGTTCTTTTTTAGCTAATTCTTTAGCTTCAATATCGGGAGAGGATAATTTTTTTTCTTCTTCTTCGATTCTCCATGGGTGAATATCATGTTCAACTGAATTAAGTTCTCCTAAAATATCAGGTTTCCGTAAATAAACAGATGTCTTATTTTTTTTGCTAATTTCATCTTTAACTTTTTGTGCAATTTCTTTTTCCCGACCTTTTGGTGAGGTAGGTGTATCAGGTGGATTTATCTGTGCTTCAAGATCATAAAAATCTTTAATACTACTTCGTGGGTTTAGTTGTCTCCATTTAATTTCTCTATCTTTTTGTTCTTTTTTCCTTTTTCTTTTTTCAATATCTTTAGGGTCAGTAAAGCAGTCATAACATTTAAAGAATTTAACACAAGGCCGTAACCAAGGAGCAACACCATCACCACTTTCATCGCCATATAAAATTCGCTGTTTTCTTGATTTAAGTTCTTTTGAAATACGTATTTTATCTTCGTCAAATCTAAATGCGAATTCAGCAATAACGTTGTCTTCAATATTAGGACTAACCTCCATAAGTCTATCAAAAGTTTCTTTAAATTTAGTTAAACAAGTAATAGGAGGTTCTCTTTGACTAGGAACATCGCCGTGCTCTCTAGGGTCTTTAGCAAGTTCCATTTTAACATCTCTAACAAATTTATCCCAAGAAAGATTAGCAACACGATGGGATTCCAAGAGTTCGTTAACCTTTAAATATTGTGAAATAGTAGTAATAATACCAGCGATAAGATTAACAGAACCAATAATAATAACGGCAAGAGATTTTATATTTTCGGGGAATCTTTCTTGTGCAAAATTTGCTGTACCAGTAATAGTAGACATAATAATAACAGGTATAGTAAACCACATAGCTTTACGTCTATATAATGCGAACGAACGACCATGAAGCCATCGATAACATTGGGCTTTGTCTGCCCATTCAATTAATACTTTTTCATGTTGTGCATCCCATGGGGGTTGATTAGCTGGAGGACCTTTTGAAATAGTAGATAAATTATCATCATCTGTTGGTTTTATTTCGATTTCTTCACTCATATATTTATATGTTATAATTTATTTTATTTTTTTGTTTTTAATGTATATGGAGATTAAATTCGGAGAACGTAAAAAAGATTTTGAGCAAATATTAGAATTAATGAAATTAATAAAAAAATTATCAGTAAAAACAAAAAAGGCAATAGGAAAAATAAATGATTTGTATATTGGTCTTACAGAAAAAACAAATGATCCAGTAGAATTATTTGGTTTGGATTTTTTTAATTTTCAGTATGAAATATACTGTAGACAATATGATGATCAAATGAATTTAATGAACTTTCTAAATAATCGTATATATGGTGATTATTATAAATTATATAAATTAATATTAATGTATGTAAAAAATAGTGTTTCGAGTGAATCATTAAAGGCAATAGTAGAATCAAATAGTAATCTACCAAAATATGATAAATTGGATGACAAAGTAGTATATCCAGAAGAAGTATTAAAAACAATAAATTCTTTTGTAATTAATGTTTTAGAACAGATACATAATTATTATAAAGAAAAGATGACAAATATGAATTCAAAGGTAAAATTAAGTAAAAAAGGGTTTTGTATAGGAAATTTTGTAACGACAGTAAGACATAAAAATGAAATGATAAAACATCAAGTAGAATTATATGAAGGTTATGTAAAATTTTTTAATGAAAATCATATAAAGCAGATGAATCAGGTGAAAGATAGATTAGAAAAAATATATCAAGAAATATCGAATGATGTAAATTTTACAGGTGATGTTGATTTATCGGATGATGAAGATAGTGATAATGAAGGAGAAAATAAAAGTGAATATAGTGAAATAACAACAAGTATACAAGAACAAGAACCAGATTATGGTAAAAATAGTACCGAATTTTTATACAAAAATGAAATTATAAGTACACATACACCGATACCTGTATCAGATGTAACACAACAAGAATTAGATTTAAAACCTTTAGAAGTGCCATCATTAACATCATTAAAACCAAATGAATGTCAAGAAGAAAATTGCCACAAGAAACCGTTTTTTAATTTTACAGGAGAATCTTATGGAAAATATTGTGCTGATTGTAAAAAAGAAGGTATGATTTATATTAAAAAGGTGTAATATGGTGTAAAATATTTATTAAAAATATATAATATTATTTTTAATAAATAAGAACAGATCAGAATAACTGTTGTTTCTGTGTTTTTAATTTACTATAAAATGTTGTTAATGGATTAAAAATTTGAGTACAATATAATGCAGCAACTAAAATAAATATTGTTTTATATGATTTAAATAAATTGCCTTTAAAAAATAAGTATATAAAGATGACAAACCAAAAAATGAAGAAAATTTGTAAAAACAACATTAATGTTTCTAAAAATAATTTGGCTTTGTGACCCTTATTATATTCAGAATGATAAAATTGAAAAAAAACCATACCAACTTTACCAGATGGTTCAAAGTAATATTCATAAAATGATTTGGAATTAAAAAAATACATGATAGCGTCTATTGCGTGTTGTGGTAACAAATATACAATAAATGCTTTGGTATAACATTTAAATGAATAAAAAGGTTTATAATCCATTTTATTTTCAATTGTTTCGTCCCATACATTATTATCAATAACGTTGTTAATATTATTAATAATATGTTTGTTATTGCATGATTTTAAATATGAACCACCTCTTGCAGGTCTTAAACTAACTTCAATAATTTTATCAGATCTGTATTGAACATTTAAAATACCACTATATCCAGACATATGTGTGTTTACCCATTCAACTACAGATTCAGGAGGTTGATGTGTCATATTTATCGATTTCCAATCGTCAATAAAACCATTTTGAGTATCTGAGTATTCAAGTGTCATTTGCCACTTAATTTCACCATCTAAAAGAATAAAGTCAGTCATACCTTCTTTAGCATCAATAAATTCAGACCACATCATATCATCGTCATCCATATATTTTATTGCGTCTTCATATTTATTAATCTTGTAACAACCTTTACTTGATGCAGTTTTATGACCCCATCTTGGCTTAATAAATATAGGATATTCAACATCATGTTTGTGTAAATTTTTTAATTCACCAGATTCCATACCACATGATTTAGCTATCCATAATTTGTCATAAACAAAATTATACTTAGGATATTTTTCGTAAGCAAGTATGTCGTACATCGGCACATTTTTTGACCAATTATAGTCATATGGATCTAAATAAGGATTAAATATTCCTAGTATATTACACCATGTTTCATCGTAATTAATTAAAAAGTCTAATATAAATCCATTATTACTCATATATTAATAAAATATAAAAACATATTATTAAAATATAAATATAATTTACTTCATTAATTTAAAAATATTTTTTAAAAAATTAAATGAACCTAACATTAACATTATTATTAATAATGTAATTGTAAGGTATGGAATATTAATCCAGCGATTTTCTAATACTGATTTAAATGCGTCTTTTGAATTTTTTAAATCTTCAATAAATAAAACATTAATATAAATGGCAAGTGCTAAAAATATTAAATATCCAAAATGTATACTAATGGATCTTTTATTGTCTGTGGTACGCATAGAATATGCTTGCATCGCTAAAGCAATAGAAGTCATTAGACCTATATTTCTAAGTGATGTATGAAAATACATCATTATTTCTTTGTCTGATTTAAACATTATATAAATTATGTAAACATTTTTTTTAAAATTAATATGTGAATATATATTATTATGAAGTCAATAATAAAATATATTATTGTATTATTATTAATAATCATAGCAGTTATATATTTAAGAGGGTTTACAATAAATTCGTTGCTTTTTGTTACATTATTAATATCTATAACTTATGCTTTGTATCTATGGAATACTCCTGGAATAGGTCTTCCACATACATTTAATGGAAAAAATACGAGAAAATGGTTAAAAGATAATGGATATAAAATCGATTACCTAAATAAAAAATTAATTCGAAAGTCAGATAACAAAATAATAGATATTCACAGTAAAGGCAATAGTCAAAAAGTAATAGATTTATGTAAATCAAAACAAAAAACATCTAAATTATTAATAGATAATGGAATACCGTGTCCAGCTTTTTACATATGTGATAATAAACTATCTATTGACGAAAATTTAGAAAATATTTATTTGAAATTAAATCCTCCATTTGTTGTAAAACCAACTCTTGGAGCAAAAGGCGAACAAGTAACCGTTGATATACAAACCTATAAAGAATTAAAAAAAAATGTGAAAAAATTAATGGGTAATTTAAAATGGAATAGTACTATAAATGAATATAATAAATGTATGGTAGAAGAATACAAAAAAGGTAAGGACTATAGAATATTCCTTCATAAAAATGAAGTAATTGATATTGTAGAAAAAGTTAGTGGAAAAGTAAAAGGAGATGGCGTTTCAACATTAAGAGAGTTAATAAAGAAATATAATGAAAATAAAAATAAAAAAACAAATATTCTAAAAAATGTAGATGAAACTTATTTTATAAAACAAGGTTATACGTTAGATAGTGTTATACCAATAAATGAAAACGTAACATTATCAGGTGTAGTAAATTTAAGTAATGGTGCAGTATCAAGACCTATATCTGTAAATGATGTAGACCCAATTAATATAGAAATGTTTAAGAATTGTAGTAAAATAATAGGTGGTACAAATTTAGGTATAGATTATGTAAGTCCAAATATATCACTTCCATACACAAGTGGGGGTGTGATAATTGAAGTAAATGGTGATCCAGGGTTTGGTCCACATAGAGTAGCACATAAAGGTTCAAATGAAATACACAAAATATTTATAGAGGCCTTATTTAAGTAAAGGTATAATGTGGTCAACATAAATAGTAAAAAAAGTTAATATTTAAATAGTAAAAGTTCTATAAGTTAATTTTTTATAATAATAATATCTCTTTCTTGATCATATATTCCCATTTTTTCGTGTGTATTTACACAGTACACATTACCTTTGGTATCTCTCAAGTATTTGTCTCCTTTCCATGTCCAGTTCTCAACATCTATCTCTAAATCTGACAAATTTTCCTCATCTAATTCGTCATTAGATGAAATAGGTTCAGAACTGGTAATCGATGAAGAAATTATTTCATCTGTAGTTTTTTGATATTTTTCTTCTTTTTCATCCTCTGTGTCAGTTACAATTGTAACCTTATTTTCCTTCTTTGGTCTTCCTCGTTTCTTCTTAGGTTTGTCTTGATCATTTGTATCGTTGTTCATTTTTCTAGGCCGTCCACGTTTCTTTTTTTCAGGTTCAACACTAACATTATCATCTGCTTCATGTCTACTGTTGTTGCTAATTTGGCTAATTTCATCAACAACCGAAAATATACCTACCTTTTCATTAAATTGTTCGCTGTTTGTATTTTCATTTATGTTACTGTAATTACTAATAAAATTAATTGCTTCGGATGAATCAAAATTATATTTCTTACTAAGAGTATGTATGATACTCTCAACGTGATTAATAATAGTACTTTCAATATCTTTAATCATGTTTACCATCTTTTAGTTTAGTTTGTATACTGTTCAAAACATTATTGAAATCAATTTTTTTCCAATAAGTCAAAACATAAGACGATTCAATAAAAATATACAAAATACAATATAAATAATCTAATTTTTATTTTTATTTTTATTTTTATTTTTATTTTTATTTTTATTCTATATCCATATTTTCTTGTGTATCAGTTTCAACTGTAATCGCATTCTTAAAATCTCCATGTCTCATCGTAATTTCGTTAGGGTCATTTTCTTCAAATTCATCGTCACTATACTGTTCTGTGAAATTGACAGGAGATTTTGTATTTGTATACATAGCTTCAAATTCTCCAGGAGTTGTTCCAAGTACTCTTGACAACACAGGAGGATTTGTATATCCATTATTTTTAGAATTAAATATACTTTCAAGTTCTGGTTCATTAAGAATCGTATTTAACGTATGTCGATCCTGTTTTCCAAGACGTGGTTGGTTGACTGAACTAACAGGTTCGGTCGATTCTATACATGTATCTTGTCTTTTCAACTGAACTTTTTCGGTATTATTATATAACATATGGTCAGTTAAATATTTTATGTATTCGGCTTTTTTTTCATTAGAACAAAAGGTAAACCAATTATATAAATCATGTTCAAAATTCTCATCAAATATACCATAATCAGAAGATGTTTCTCTACGAAGTTTTTCGGGTTGATAAAAACCATTATCTGGTCGGCTGTCGGTTGTTGTTTTGAATAAGTTCTCACCATTTTGTAGTGTGTGACTTCGGACAAGAGGAGGTTTTGACCACGTTGGTAAAGTTGTTTCTAGTTCATCTATATCCATTCTAGTATCTTGAGTATCACTTCTTACAAGAGGTGGTGGTGAGTACATAATAGTGTTACTTCTGTATAGGGTCGGTTTTTCAAAGATTTCTTCTTGGCTCAACATATTTATTTGTAGTATAAATATGTATGACTTTCAAATCAATTTTTTTTAGATATCCATTAACAAACGGCTCTTAAATGTTCGTTGTTTTGTGTTTTTGTCAGATTTCTTCTTTTTTGTTTTAGTAACAGTTGTATAACTACCACCTCTTTTTTTACCTTTTTTAACATCAGGTTTTATATTTAATGCTCCCCCTTTATTTGGTGGTTGTGGTAGTGCTGATGCTTCTTCTTTCTTTTTTGATTCTTCTTCCGCTATAGGTAGTGGTGCTGGTGCTGGGGATGATGCTGATGTTGTTGCTTCTTCTTTCTTTTTTGATTCTTCTTCCGCTATAGGTAGTGGTGCTGGTGCTGGGGATGATGCTGATGTTATTGCTTCTTCTTTCTTTTTTGATTCTTCTTCCGCTATAGGTAGTGGTGCTGGTGCTGGGGATGATGCTGATGTTATTGCTTCTTCTTTCTTTTTTGATTCTTCTTCCATTATAGGTAGTGGTGGTTGTGCTGGGGATGATGCTGATGTTGTTGCTTCTTCTTTCTTTTTTGATTCTTCTTCCGCTATAGGTAGTGGTGGTTGTGCTGGGGATGATGCTGATGTTGTTGCTTCTTCTTTCTTTTTTGATTCTTCTTCCGCTATAGGTAGTGGTGCTGATGTTGTTGCTTCTTCTATTGCAGGAGCAAAAATTTTATTAATTATATCTGTATAATATTGACTTATTGGTACAATATTTTGTCTTAGTAATCCTAAATTTCTTATGTATTGTTCGTTATTAACGTCATTAATTACTTTTATTATCTTCTTAAATTCTTCTTGTTTTTTGTTAATTACCTCTATAAATTCTCTTCTATTTTCGTTGCTTAATATATCTAATAATGCATTTTTATCATTATTGATTTGTTCGTTATATTCTGTATTCTCATCATTATTACCATCTAAATTAAAATAATGAATTGGATTAATACCTATACTTAGATCGTTAATTTTATTTTTTATTTCTGTTATATCAGTCATATATATAAATAATATAAATTAATTAAGTATATTATTTATTTAAGATTTAAAATAAATATAATAAGTATGACAAAATGTTTAATTGGAGTATGCAAGACCACCCATACCACTCATGACACGGAGGACGTTGTAGTTAGTGGCATAGACACGTACCTTAGCGGTGTTGGTACCTGTGACAGTAGCGTTGGAAAGAACAAGTTGAAGAGTGGCGTTGTCAATTCTGGAGAAGTTGCAGCTGCCAGATGGTTGGTGTTCCTCAGGGCGAAGGGCGAAAGAGTAAACGTTGATACCAGTATCAGGGGCACGGGTGTGAGCTTGGAAAGGTTGTACTTGGTCGAAGTAAGTACCCTCACGCTCAGAGAAGCGGTCTTGTCCATTAAGTTGAAGCTTGGCAACAACAACAGGGTTAAGACCCCAGCAGTGCATGTCGATAGCAGCCTCAGCCATGACGAAAGTACCGGCATCAGAAACACCGGATGTGCTGGAGGATACAAGAGCGTTGTAACCATATTGAGCACCAGTTCCAAGATTATCGTGGGAATCCCATGCATCGGTGTTGGCATTAGTGGCGTCGGCAGGAATATCCATAGCACCTGCATCGTTGAAAAGACCGGAACCGTTGATGAATTTACCATCACCAGAAATAGCAGCTTGACCACCGAAAGCATGAAGGGCATTAGGAAGAGCATCTACAGCATCGGTATAGTTGAAAGGTTGGGCACCAAGAGCCTTGTAAAGAAGTGTGTTTCCTTGAAGAGAAGCACAGTAGTCAACGTTGGCATCAGGTTGTACTACCCAGATAAGCTCCTTACAAGGGTGGTTGAAGTTAAGACGGATCTTGTTGGAAGAAGAACCGACGGATTCGTCACCTGTGAATTGGAGTTGCTCGATGAGGTACTCATGAGGGTTTTGTGCCATTCTGCGGCGCTCATCAGTATCAAGGAAGACGTAGTCAACATAAAGAGAAGCAGCTACAAGTGATTGGTTGTAAGCAGTAGTGGCTTGTGCAGAACCAGATGTCTTTTGCAAGTCATCAACAGCCCACAAGCACTCATCAATAGGGCGGATATCAAGGTTGATCTTGACCTCGTGGTATTGAAGGGCAATAAGAGGAAGGGCAAGGCCGGGGTTGCGGCAGTACCAGAATTGGAATGGAACATAAAGAGTTGTTTCAGGAAGAGCGCTGCGAGGAGCACATACTTGAGCGGGGGCATCAGTTCCACCGCATGGTCCATCAACGTCAGCGAATTCAGGATCGGTAATGTAGGTAAGTTGAGTAGTATTACCAATCATCTTGAAGTATCCACGTTGTTGTTCGGAAGTCATGGTAAGTTGATTCCAGATGTGCATCCAGTCACCATATTGACGGTCGATGCGTTGACCACCAATCTCAACCTCGACTTGAGCGATGAGTTGCTCACCAGGGAAATCCAACCAGCGGGCAAACTTAGCTTCACTTTGGCCAATCTCAGGGAGAGTGACTTGAAGGTAAGTGCGGTAAGCGAGATCACCATTTCTGGTGATAGTACATGTTACACGGCGACCGAAATCGGCTTGACCGTTAAATGTTTGTTCGATAGACTCCATAGAGAAGTTTGTGTATCTGCGATAAGTAACTTTCCAGAAGGTAATCTGAGGATTACCAGTAAGATATACGTCTTGTGCGCCATAGGCTACGAGTTGCATGAGACCACCACCCATATTATAATATAGCTAAAGATAAAAAAATTTTTAGAAATAGTTTAATTAATTTAATTAAAATATTACTTAGATAAGAATTTTTGAATATTTGAATTTGATTTAATAAACGATTTAAGGTAAGAATCTTCAAATATTTCTTTTTGTTCCCCGTGTTTTTTTTTAAAAATATAATTATCATCTAATTTATTAATAGTCCAGCCATTCTCTAATGCGTTATAAATAAATACAATTTTAGCTAATTTTTCTGGGTCTATGATATTATCCATATATTTTTTATAGAAAAGTATTGTAAATTTTAAATGTAAAAATAAATATAAAAATAAGATTAATATTAATATAATAATATATGCCGAATTTCAAGCCTAAAACAACCAAAAAGATAGTGGTAGACTATAAGTCGTCAATAACATTAGATGGGAAACATAATGATATTCTAAATGAAATACATAAAGAAGAAAATGAAGAATATCCGAATTTGTTAAATAAAAGGAAAATACTGGAAAAAATATTAAGAGATAATAAGTACAATTCTATAGATGAAAAATTAGATATAGAAGATAAGATAAAAGAGATAAAATCGAAGATTAAAATAATAAGGAATAGGAAAAAGGAGTACTTGTTAGAAAATGCTAAAGATGTATTCCAATACTTTGAAAATAAGAAAAATATAGGAAAAACTGAAACCAAAAGTAAAAAACTGAACAGTTTTTTTAAGATTGATAGCAGTAACAATGATGGGGCAGATGACACAACAATCAATATAGTAAATTCGTACTTAAGCCGTATAAATTCTGAATTAATGGATGTCAATAATTATGTTGTACCAACAAATATTTGTGAGTATTGTGGTAAAGGCGAACTAATACCGATGGATGAAGAAGGTATATTAATCTGTAATAAATGTGGTAAGAATAAACAATATTTAATTGAAAATGAAAAACCGTCATATAAAGAACCACCTAAAGAAGTATGTTTTTATGCATATAAAAGAATTAATCATTTTAGAGAGATACTGGCTCAATTTCAAGCAAAGGAAACAACACAAATACCTGATAATGTAATAGAAGACATAAAAAATCAAATAAAAAAAGAGAGAATAACAACATCAAGTATAACAAATAATAAGGCGAAAGAGATATTAAAAAAATTAGGTTATAATAAATATTATGAGCATATACCATTTATAAAAGATATAATAGGAATTAAACCACCAGTAATGACTCCCGAATTAGAAGAAACATTATGTAATCTATTTATGGATATTCAAGCACCATATGCGAAATATTGTCCCGATGATAGAGTTAATTTTTTAAATTATTATTATACAGTTTATAAGCTTTGTGAATTACTTGGACAAGTACAATTCCTTCCGTATTTTCCGATGCTAAAAGACAGAGAAAAGAGAATAGATCAAGATAATATTTGGAAAAAAATATGTGATGAATTAGATTGGGAATTTATTCCAACAATATAAAATGGTATAATATTTCAATCAATCAGTCGATATAATTATTATAATTATTAACATAGTGACCCTCAAAATGATAATCATAAGAACAACTTTTGTCTTCGTCATAATCACTATGTGGAGTCTTCATATTAAAACATATTTTAGTATATTGTGGATTATCATCAATACATATTTTACAATCTAGTGGGCAGTATTTATCTGTATATTCAAATTCCCAACAATGAGTACACTCATACCATCCTCTTCGTGTGCGATGACAATAACAATTTGGTTCTATATAATTACTATAAACAAAGTCAAGATATAATTGTTTTTTGTAATAAAGATAATTGTAATATTCCTTTAGTATTTGATAAGCGGTATCATTTACCATATAAGATTGTATTATATCACATATTTCTCTAGGAAGTCTATGACGACTGTCGTTTGTTATCAAATCCAAGGGTGTAATTGACATGTTTTATGATTTTAATTATTTAGACATAAATAAAAAATAATCAATTTTTTATATATATGATACCATATAAATATATAGGAGAAATATTAATATTTTCCTATTCAGTTGTATTAGGTGGAATAGTACTCTTTTCATCTAAATACACTAAATATGATGAAGAAATAGTAAAAGAAATATTAAATAATTGGTTTTGAATCTTTATTCGTCCATATCAATTACATATTCGTCGATATTAATTGTGTAAGGTTCTGGACTAGGTACATGTGTTGGTGGTGTAAATTTCATTTGACATGTTTCTGACTGTTTAATAAAATTAAATTTTAATAGCTGATGAATACTTTCATGATGGTCTGACAACATGTCTCTTTGATTAGCCAATTTTGTTCTTAACTCGTGAATGCTTTTTTCTTGTCTTTCAATTTGTAAACTGTGAAACATAGTTGAAAAACAAACAGTAAGAAAAATTATAACTAATGTACGTATAGTAAATTTTTGGTTTTCATATATACTATCTAGCCATTCGATATCGTATAAATCAGTCTTTAATCTATTGTAACTGTTTATGACTGGTTGAGTAAATCTATTTATTTTTTTGTTGAAAATATCATATGTTGTTTCATTAACTAGTTCTTCTTGTTCTTGTTCTTGTTCTTCTTCATCTTGTTCCTCTTGTTCTTGTTCTTGTTCTTGTTCTTGTTCTTGTTCTTGTTCTTGTTCTTGTTCATCTTGTTCCTCTTGTTCTGTAATTATTATATTAGATATATCGAGTGCTGGTAAAACCATAATA